ATTGACTTTTTTGAAGATAGTAAAAAGTATAATGTAACAACGGATACAGACGAATAAATAGTATAAATAATAAGAGAGAATCACAACTATGGCCATAAACAGAATTAAAACTGGTGGAATAACAGACGCTACTATTCAGAGTGGCGATATAGCACCAGGCACGGTTGCTAATGATAGATTAGCAAATACATCAATTACAATTAACGGTAATGCTGTTGCTTTAGGCGGCTCTATAACTGCTGGTACAGATTGGCAAGCCGTAACGGTGGCCGATGGTTCTACAACTTTAACTGCTGAAGCAGGCAAAGGTTATTTCCTAGACACAAATACTGGTGTTATAGAGGTATTTTTACCTACTTCACCAAGTAGAGGTGACACAATAATTTTAGTTGATTATTCAGGTACTTTTGCTACAAATAAAGTTTTAATAAACACAGGTGGTAGATTAATTGATAGTACGGTAGGTGGCCCTGGTGGTTCAAGTGAATTTCAAATTACAGCAAATAACTCTGTTGTCGAATTAGTTTTTGTTGATAATGATAAAGGTTGGTTAGTAAAAAACAACCAAGCTGTGACCGCATTATCACAGGCTTCAGGATCAAATATTGATTATGACGCAGATTTATACATAAATGCTACAGGTGGTACGGTAACAACTTCAGGTAATTTTAAAATACATACTTTTACAGGTGATGGTACTTTTGAGGTTACAAAATTAGCTACAGATACCCCTGCTCCAGGGTTTAATACGGTTTCTTATATGGTCGTAGCAGGCGGTGGTGGTGCTGGTGCCGGATCAAATCCAGCTCACGCAGCTGGAGGTGGTGGAGCAGGAGGATTTAGAGAGGGTAAAAATTCTCCAGTTGATTCTTATACAGCAAGTCCATTAGTTGCTCCAGCAGGACTATCAGTTTCAGTTACAACATATCCAGTCACGGTTGGTGGTGGTGGCCCAGCAGGACCAGGTTGTGCTACCGAACAAGGTGGTGACGGATCTAATTCAGTATTCTCAACAATTACATCAACAGGTGGTGGTGGCGGTAGCGGATCATCACACTCTCCTCCAGGAATAAAAATGAACGGAAGAGATGGTGGATCAGGTGGTGGTGGATCATCACAAGGACCTACTTGTGGGGGATCAGGAAATACTCCTCCAGTTAGCCCAGCACAAGGTAATGATGGTGGAAATGGAACAGACGCTCCCCCAAATACAAAAGCAGGTGGCGGTGGTGGTGCCACAGCAGCTGGTGGAACTGGTACAAATAATGTTAAATCAGGAGATGGTGGAGCAGGTGCTACAACTTGTATCACAGGAAGTCCAACAGCTTTTGCCGGTGGCGGAGGTGGTGGTGCTTCAGGTCCTTCCGGTCAACAAGCAAAAGGTGACGGTGGTGCTGGCGGCGGTGGTGATGGTGGATCACCTGGTGCTCCAGGAGTTGCTGGTACGGCAAATACTGGTGGTGGTTCAGGTGGCGGAAAAGGTGGGCCTCCAGGAGGAACAAGTGGTAATACAGGTGGAAAAGGTGTTGTTGTTATAAGATATAGATTTCAATAATTTTAAATCACCTATATACTATATAATATTTTGAAATGAGGATTAAAGAATGAATTTGAAACATTATTATTATTACTTTCAATCGGCGTTATCGCCAAGACTTTGCCAAGACATCATAGATTACGGAAAATCACATAAACCAGAAATGGCTATTACAGGTGGTGTAGAGAGAAGTGACGGAAACACAAAAGTTAACGGTTCACTAAAAAAATCAGTAATCAAAAATATACAAAAGAAAAGAAAATCTGATATTGTTTGGATGAATGATAGATGGATTTACAAAGAAATACACCCATATATACGTGAAGCAAATAGAAAAGCAGAATGGAATTTTGATTGGGATTGGTCAGAGTCTTGCCAATTTACAAAATATGGTGTAGGACAATATTATGGATGGCATTGTGATAGTTGGGAGGCACCTTATAAAAGAGATAAATTAGAAGACGGTACATACCCACAAGATCACGGAAAAATTAGAAAATTATCAGTCACTATCAGTCTAAATGATCCAGACGAATATGATGGTGGTAATTTAGAATTTGATTTTAGAAATCAAGTAGATTGGGAAAGAAATAAAAAAAGGGCTATAAAAGCTTGTACTGAAATAAGACCTAGAGGATCAATAATTGTTTTCCCTAGTTTTTGTTGGCATAGAGTATCACCTGTCACTAGAGGTACAAGATACTCATTGGTGATTTGGAACTTAGGATACCCTTTTAGGTAATGTATATATAGTGGTGATTTAGGAGATTATAGAATGGCAGTTACAACAAATAATAAAGAGATTATGAATACAGAGTGGCACTTTAGTACGCCTGTTTATAGAATTGAAAAACCAGAATGGATATCATCATCTATAAAAGCCACAGACAAATATATTAAAGCTTCTGAAAAAACAAATCAAAAGGTTTTGAAAGAAAGAAAAAAATGGCTAGGTAATAAAGATTATCTAAAAGTAAAAGATCACGGATTGAGTTATCACTCAACGCCTTTAAATGGTGATCCTGGATTAAAAGAATTAGAACAATATATTGGCGCCACGTCTTGGAATTTGTTAGATGAGTGGGGTTATGATATGTCACAATACACCATATTTTTTACAGAATTTTGGGTACAAGAATTTGCTAAACAAGGTGGCGGACATCACAGCACACACGTTCATTGGGATAATCACATATCAGGTTTTTACTTTTTAAAGTGTAATGATAAAACATCTCATCCTGTTTTCCACGATCCAAGAGCAGGAGCTATGATGACTAAACTGCCTATGAAAGATAAAGATAAAGTAAGTCAAATGTCAGATCAAGTATATTACAAACCTAAACCAGGCACACTTATATTTTTTCCTGGTTATGTACCACACGAATTTGCTGTAGATATGGGAATAGAACCATTTAGATTTATTCACTTTAATTTACAAGCAGTGAGAAACATAATTATTAATACAGCGAAAGGTATAAAATAATGAGCCCTAAATTTAAAAAAAATCATTTTTTAGTTATTAAAGAAGCAGTTAGTAAAGACGTTGCTAATTTTGTATTTAACTATTTTATGTTGAAAAAACAAGTAGCAAGAACACTATTTGACACTCGTTATATATCACCATTTACAACAGAGTATGGTATATGGAATGATCCACAAGTGCCAAATACTTACTCTCATTATGCTGATATAGCAATGGAAACTTTATTGTTAGCTGTTCAACCTAAAATGGAAAAACTAACAGGTCTTAAATTAAATCCAACTTATTCTTATGCTAGAATATATAAAATGGGTGATGTATTAGAGAGACATAAAGATAGATTTAGTTGTGAGATTTCAACAACAATGAATCTAGGTGGTGATGAATGGCCAATTTATTTAGAAAACAAAAAAAATGTCGGAACACCAGATAAAGGTTTTCCTGCTAAAACAGATAATAAAGGCAAGAAGATTATTTTAAAACCAGGTGATATGTTAGTTTATAAAGGTATGATATTAGAACATTGGCGTGAACCATTTATAGGAAATGATTGTGCTCAAGTATTTTTACACTACAATGATCAAAAATCTGAAAATGCTGACAAAAATATGTTTGATACAAGGCCACATTTAGGATTACCTAGTTGGTTTAAAGGTTATAAACTCTAAATATTAATATGAGTAAATTAGAGGAAAAAGTCAATGAGATACTTGGCATTGAAAAAGAAGTAGAAAAGGTAGAAAAAGAATTTAAACCTTTAGTACCTCGTAAAGAAGACAAACAAAAAGAAGACGTAGATAACGATTACAAATATAGTAGAGAGAATTACTATAATTTAATTGAGAGAGGCCAAGAAGCTATACAAGGCATATTAGATGTAGCAAAAGAAGGCCAACATCCTAGAGCATATGAGGTAGCATTAGCAGGTATTAAAAATGTTGCCGACACCGTAGATAAATTACAAGATTTACAAGCCAAGTTAAAAGAATTAAAACAACTACCAAAAACATCTAACGCTAATATTAAAAATGCTTTGTTTGTAGGGTCAACTGCTGAATTACAGAAAATGTTGAATAGAAAAAAAGAAGATGAAAGTATTAAAAGCAAAAACATCACACCCGAAAAAACAGATATTTCAGATTAGCGATCTTAATTATAATCTGTATTACACTAATAATAATTCAAAATTAGTAAATGGTGC